GAGTGCAGCGCGCATGGTTTCCTCGCCGGTCGCCTCCGCCCAATCGGGAGAATAAGGCGGCGCGGTTTCCGGTTCGTCGCCGTGCACTTCGCGCCACACGCCGCGCAACAAGCCCAGGCAATCGCAGCCCGCACCTTTCACGCTGGCCTGGTGCACATAAGGTGTGCCGATCCAGCTTCGCGCGATGCGAATGATCTCGGTGCGTTCAATTGCCATAGCGGCTGCCTCCATCCATCGGCTGCGCAGAGGTGGGATAAGAGAGCACCGCGTCGTTGCCGGGCATGTAAGGAAAGCCGCGGAAGTTGATCGCGTTGTCGAACTTCGCCTTGCAGGTGGCGAATTGCTTGTCGCATCCGGCGGTGAGGACGAAAGCATCCGTCACGGCGACAGCCTCGCTCATGGATTGCCATAGCTCGATGGACGCGCCGGCATGACGCTTCACTTCCATCGCGCGGCCCGCGTTCGCGCCGCTGCTCCACACAAGCTTACCGCCGGTGAACCAGCCATCGCCGAAGCTATCCAGACCGCTGACAGTGAAGCGTCGGGCGTCGGTGACGCTCACAACCGCACCGTCCGCCTTGAACGCGGCGCGGGTGATGTCCACCGTGCAGCGCGCATCGCCGAGATCGGCGTCGCAGCCATAGCCGAAGCAGCGGCCGACCGGTTGATTCAATAAATGGGCGAGCCCGCGCACCTCCGCCGTGAAGGCGGCTTTCCCGCGTTTAACCTCGCCGAGATTTCCTTTGCGCATGAGAACGCGCTGCGATGTATCGTTCCAGTTGACGCGCCAGATCTCGATAGCGGCATTGTCGTAAAGACCGGCGGCAAGATCGGCTTCGTTCAGCGTGGACGACGACAACGCGCCGCTGACGGAAAGATTGTCGATCGCCAGATCGAGCAGCGATTGCACTTCGGTGGCCGTGAAGCCGGATGCGGCTTCATAAGTGACGCCATCGAACGCAAGATCGACGTCGTGATCGGTGAAGCCTTGTGTTGCGCCGTCGTTGCGCACGATCTTCCAGCACCAGCACAAAGTCGTGGCACCGCTGTCGAGATGCGCTTGCATCCCGGTGGGTAAGCTCTTCATGAGGAGAAACTCCAGACCACCCTCCCCTTGAGGGAGGGTCGATAAAATTCGTAGCTCAGCGAAGAATTTTTCGGGGAGGGGTCAGGGCGCTGCGCGCACCCCTCCCCGGATCGCTTCGCTCTCCGACCCTCTCTCAAGGGGAGGGTGGTTGTTCAGAGTGCGATCTCTACCAGCGGGATCGACGGAATCTCGCCCGCGGAAAAATTCGCCAGGTTGATCGAGAGCTGATCGGTGTCGAAACGGACGGGCGTATCGAACGCGAAGCCCGCAGTAATCGCAGCGCCGTTCGCGGGCGCGTGGGTGAAGGTGACGAGGCCGGTGGTGGAATCCACTGCGACACCGCTGGCCTGCACCGCGCCATCCACCGCGACGATCACCGAACCGGCGACTGGTTTCTTGATAAGGCGCGTCCAGCTTGTGGGGCCGGAGGCATAGACCTTCTTCAACGGGAAAACGGTCGTGCTGCCGTCGCCGGTGCCGAGCGACTGATCGGTGGCGGCGATGGTGCCGCCCGGCGCGCAGGATTGGTTGTCGGTGAAATCCTGCAGGCGAAAGCCATAGAGCCGGCCCATCCGCGCTTCGAAGAAAGCGATGACGGCGTGCAGATCGTCCAGCGTCTTCACGCCGAAGCCGACATCGTACGCGCGGCGCGAATTGGCCCACACCGCGTTGCGCTCCTCGAAGCCAGAGCCGAGCGTGACGATCTCCGTCTTGCGCGCCGGCCCCGCCGTGGAATGCATGGCGATGGAAGTGGGGAATTGGACTTCGTGAAAATTCATTTTGCTTTCCATAAGCGAATAGCGAATAGCGAGTAGCGAATAGGGTCTATTCGCCATTCGCTATTCGCTATTCGCTATTCGCTCCTATCAAAGGTTTCTCTGCCCTCGGGCCAACGCTCGCGACATCATCGCCGCGATCTGGCTTTCGCTTTTCAGGAAGCTTTGCGCGTCGCGGGCGTTCACGTTCAGCACGATGGCGGCGCGCGACGGTGCGGCGAGATTGGCGTTCGATGTGATCGCGCCGTTTTCGCTGGGTGTGAACAATTCCGGGCCTTGCTCGCCGACGAGATAGGTCGCGCCTGGCGTTACCGGGCCGCCGGTGGCGCGGCCGCCGGCGATGTCGAACAGCGAACTGGCGAGATTGGCGACGACGCCTTCCACCGGTTTGACGATGAAGTCCTTGATCGCGACACGGTCGAAATCCGCCAGGATCGCATCCACCATCTCGCCCATCGAGGCTTTGCCGCTGACGGCGGCACGCGCGATGGTGTCAGCGACGGAATTGAAGCTGGAATTCACCGCGCGCTCGATGGTGGCGCTGGTGGAGGCCACCGGGCCGTTGGCGAAATCGGCGAAGGCTTGCGCGGCGTCGTTCAGCACACTGTCGATTGCGTCATTGCTCATCGGGATAGGCTTTCATCAGTTGGTCGAGATCAGCGCGGGCAAGCGGCGCGCGCGGCTTTGCGCCCGCGCCTTCCACAGCCGCGTTCCATTCGATCACGCTCATGTTCCAGAAATCCTGCGGCGACAGCTTCAACCGGCCGAGGCCGAATTGGAGCCTTTGCCGCCAGCGGCCAAAGGGTCGCTCACCTCGCGGTTCACCAGCGCGAACACATCGGCGATGGCCTGCACGATGGTGGCCAGATCGACAGGCAGCTTGAGCACGTCGTTCGCCGTCACGTCATGCCCGCCTGCGCGGAGCAGCGCGGCGGCGACGGTGGCGATGTCGCTGGTGGCGAAAGATTTGAGACGCGCGGCGATATCCGAAAGACTCACCACGTTGAACGCCGCTTCGATCTCGGCGAGCGCGCCGAGCGTGAGCCGCATCACGAATTTCTCTCCGGCGGCGAGGAACGATGTTTCGCCGCGAAGGGGATTGGTCATGGTCTGATCCTTTGTTTGTTGTTTTCCTCCCCCGCTTTGCGGGGGAGGTGGCAGTCGCGAAGCGACTGACGGAAGGGGTGGCGGTGGCGGAGAAAATCTTGCGCGGCTACCGCCGCCCCCTCCACCGCTTCGCGGTCCCCCCTCCCCCGTAAAACGGGGAGGAAAAATTATGCGCTCGTGAAATTCAGCGCGCCCGCCGATGCCAATGTCATCGACAGTTTGAGTTCGCCGTCATACGGCCCGTCATAAGCGAGCGCGGTGAGCTTGAACGGGCCTTGCACGGTGCCGAAGCTGGGAATGATGATCTGGTAGTCGGTCAGCGCCTGGTTGAAGAACGCGGTGCGCAACGCCGCATCCGACGCGGCATCCTTGAACACGCCGCTGCCGGAGATGGACGCGGATTTCACGCCGCCGCCATCCAGCAGCTCGCGCCATTGATCGGCGCTATCGGCGTTGGTGACATCGACCGTCTGCGCGTTGAACGACAAGGTCGTGGCGCGCAATCCAGCGACGGTGGTGAAGGTTTCGGGATCGGCGCCATCGCCGATCTTGATAAGCAGGTCCTTGCCGCGTTGTGCGGTCATAAAAAGTATCCTTCCTTAGAATTCCGTCATGGCCGGGCAGCGCAGCAAAGCGGAGCGCGACCCGGCCATCTCATGCAGTTTGTCTTTCGCGCGCAGACGCGCGCGGGATGGGTGGCCGGGTCAAGCCCGGCCATGACGGTAGTTATGTCGGTTCGGTCACCGCTCTGAAACTGAGCGTGGCGGAATAGGTTTGGCCGTCGGTCTGGCGCGCGTATTCGCAATCCTGAAACCGCAGATCCACCAGCGCGTGGCCGTCCAGCGAAAGCGTGGCGTTGTTCAAGCGAAAGCGCGCCGCATCCGCGATGCTTTTGGATTCCTGGTGCCCGCCGCCTTGCGACCACACCGTCACGGTGAACTGGTGTTCGCTGCCCTCCTCCGTCGCCGTGTCTGCGTTGGTTTCCTTGCCGTCGCCGAGGACGGCATACGGAAAGGTCGGATTGAGCGGCACGGCGTCATAAATGCGCGTATCGAGCAGCGATTGCATCGTGGCGTCTGCCGACAACGCGGCGAACACGGCGCTCTGCAGCGCCCAACTGGCATTGGTCATGGCACGACCTCGCAGAGAAGCGTGACGAACGGGCTGCCGTCATCGAGGATGGCGTTGATCGCCAAGGTGAGCGCGCCCACCGCCGCGCGCATGCCGACCGATATGGCGGCGTTGCGACGGATGGTGACGCGATGCTGCACACGCGATTGCAGCGCGTCTGCCGCAAAGACATTGTCGCCCGCGCGCGGTTCGACATCGGCCCAGATGGTGGCGATGACGTTCCAGCTTTCGCTGTAACCGCCGCCGCCATCAGGCAAAAGCGTTTGCGCCAGAATGCGCACGCGCTGGTTCAGTTCTCCGATCATGTCAGACACTCACCATGCGATACGGCGCCAGCAGCGCCAGCGCTTCGGCGGGCGTTACCGCCGCCGCGTCGCCGCGATTGACGTAGAAATTGGCGACGATCTTCAGGATTGCCTCGCACACCGGCGCGGGAACGTCGCTTGCATCGCCATAACCCGCGGTGAAGGCGATCGCGATGGCATTGATGCGGCGCAGAGTGACGGGTGGCGAGGCGTTCGGCTTCAGCACGAGCCGCGCGGGCGATGATGCGATGTCGACCTGATAGGTCGCGGCGTCTAGAACCGTTGCGGAATCATCCAGCGCATAAGCGGTGACCGACGCCACGCTTTGCAACGGCGGCAACGGGATCTCGACGATGCCATTGCACGGCCAAGCGTCGAGCCAAAGCGTCCAGCTTTGCGTGACGAAGGCGCGTCCGGTGTGCCATTCGGCACGGGCCCGCGCGGCGGAGATGAGCGATGTGATGAGCGCGTCATCATCGGTGGTGTCCACCTTCAGATGCGCTTTCGCTTGGTCGAGCGTGACCGGCTCCACAGATGGCGGAGTAGTGAGTTGAAGAGACATGGGTAAACCTTCCGCCCTCCCCTTGAGGGAGGGCCGATAAATTCGAAGCGCAGCGAAGAATTTTCGGGGAGGGGTCGTGGCGCTGACGCGCACCCCTCCCCGAAACGCTTCGCGTTTCGACCCTCCCTCAAGGGGAGGATTGATCGTTAACTCGCCGCGAACTTCATCAGCTTGATGGCTTCGAAGTTCTGGACGCCGCCGCCGACGCGCTTGGTGGTGTAGAACAGCACATAAGGTTTCGCGCTGAACGGATCGCGCAGCACGTTGATGCCGACGCGATCAACAATTAGGTAACCGCGCGCGAAATCGCCGAACGCGATGGAGAGCGAATTTGCGCCGATGTCCGGCATGTCTTCCGCTTCCGCGACCGCATAACCGAGCAGCGATGCAGATTGCCCCGCGGCGACGCCGGGCTGCCAGATGTAATTGTCGTCGCCATCCTTGAACTTGCGGATCGCGGCTTCGGTCTTGCGGTTCATCACCCAGGTGCCGTTGGCGCGGTAGCCCTGCTTCGGCGCATAGGCGAGATTGATGAGCGCGTCGGCGGGATCTTCCGTCGCGAACGCGCCGGCAGCGCCGGATGCGATGTAGCCGAGATTGCCCCAGCTCCACGATGCATCGGCCACAGCGGTATAATGCAGGAAGCCCGTCGGCTTGGCCGAACCATCGCCATTGATGAAGGCGGCGCCTTCCTGTTCGGCGAAGACGATCTGCACTTCGTTCGCGAGCCACGCTTCGATATCGACCTGCGCATCATCGAGCAAGGTCTGCGTCGCGGCGGGCATCGCGTACAATTCCATCGCCGGGAAATCGAGCGCGGCGATGGTTGGCGTGTTGGTCTGGCTGCGCGAATCCGTTTCGCCGACCCAGCCGGAAGCAGCTTCCACCGTCGTCACCGGCTTGCGATAGGTGTTGCCGCCGATCTGCTGCACGGTGGCGAGCGCGCGGATGGGCGAGGCTTTCGCGAGCACGCGATCGATGGTCTGCGCGATCTCCAGCGGCACGACATAGCCGCCATCGCCGTTCGATCCGGCGCTCATCGCCTTCATCTCGAACGCGCCGCCATCGCCCTTGCGCATGTAACGATCGAACGAGGCTTTGCGTTCGCGCATGGCGCGGTCCGGCTGGGCTTTGGTTTCGCCCAGTGCGGGGCGCGCGGCGGAGAGCGTCAACTCGTCGATCAGCGATTTCTGCTCGCTGAGCGCTGTGTTGATACGGTCCACCTTCTCTTCCAGCACGACATCGCCGCCGCGCTTTTCAATGTCGGCGAGGCGCGCATCGTTCGATTCCTTGAACGCCTCGAAGGCGCGCAGGAAGTCGCCGAACGCATCCTTGATCTCGCGGTTCGCCGCGCCGTCTTTGGTTTCCAGTTCCATTCACAATTCCTTTTTGAAGAGGAGTGAGTAGCGAATAGGGAGTAGTGAGTAGGGAAAGTGCTACTCACTACTCCCCTACTCACTACTCACCAGCACGAAGCGCAGCGGCGGCACGGCGGATCTCGTCCGCTGTGTCGCGTGCTGCACCGACAGCCGTGACCTGGCTTTGCGCGAGCAGCGGGAAGGTCACGACCGAAATTTCCCAAAGCTCGATTTCAAGGAGATGGCGAAGACCGGTCTTCGCATCGCGTTTCGCGCGCACCGTGCGAAAGCCGATGGAGAGGCCGTTCAGCGCGCCTTCGCCCAGCAGCGCCAGGCATTCGCGGCCGCGCTGCGTGTCGGTGATGAGGCGGCCGCGCACATAAAGCCCGCGCGCATCTTCGCGGATGATCTGCCATACGCCGATGGGCTCGTGTGCGAAGTGCTGATAGAGCATGCGCACCTTCGCAGGCCCGCGGCGCGCGAGCGATTGGGCGAACGCGCCCTGCTCCACGACGTCGCCGGCAGAGTCGGTGAGGCCGAAGCGCGAGGCATAGCCTTCGAACTCGTCGTTCGAGAGCGCGGAGATCCGCGCAGGCGTCGTGAGTTGCGCGAGGCGGCGCGCCTCGCGTTGGATAAGTGATGACATGTTTGTTTCCGTTCACTCAGCTTGTCATCCCCGGCCGAGCGACCGGAGGGCGCGAGGGGAAGGGGACCCAGGTGGCCGAATGCAGACGGTCCCGAAGACGAATTCGCGATCCTTCTTCGAGACCGTCCTGGCTGATCTACCTGGGTCCCCTTCCCTCGCCGCTGCGCGGCTCGCCGGGGATGACAGTTGTTTTTATTGGCTCGACCGGGCGAGCTTTGCGTCGTTCATCCGGTCCAGTTTTGCTTCAATCCTATCGAGCGATTGCTGCATGGTGCGCGAGCGCTCCTCCAGCACGGCGACTTTCTCGATGGCGGACTGGTTCGCGTCGGCGCGGTTTTCCAGAACGGTGATGCGCTCGGCGGCGGACCCCGCCCAGAACAGCGCCCCCGCCGTCTGCAACAAAAAAGCCGCCACAAGGGCGGCCGGGATTCGCTTTGTCTCCAGCAAAGGCTGGATGTGTTCGGTGATGGTCATTTTACGATTTCCGAATGTCACTGGCTCGCAGACGCAGGCGTCACGTAGAGCATCTTCTCATGAAAGGCGAAATACATTCGCAATGCCGAAATCTCGGAGAGCCTGATATGGAATCCAACGTCGTCCAAGCACCGAATGTACATCCCATGAAAGGAATGACTCTGGCCGTCGCATTTTAGCCCTTCGATCGTGACGCCGGCGATATCGATTTTCGGGTTCGATATCGTTATGCCCCCTATCGTCAGCGTCTTGAATGTTTGCGTCGTCGGAGCAGCTTTATCGACCGTGATCGCCGTATCCGGCGGATGCGACGGCGGCGCCGGAAGACCCAATACGCCGTAGGCGATATCGGGCCGCAACGTACCGTGACCCGGGAGCGTACTAATTCCCACTTTTAAGGGTTTACCATCGAGATCCGCGTCAAACACAACGGTGTGCATCGCATCGAAATCGAAGGGGATCGCAGAAGCGACCGAATTTGTCCAATACACCACGTGACCAGGGCAGTGATCGGGACTGAAGAGATTCAGCTTCGAATGTCGAAGATCGAGTTCGACGTCGAACTCACCAAGAAGATCCGTACCCAGAGAACCAATAACACCGGCTTCAGGGAAATCATGCTCGACCCACAATACCGGGACTTTCGCGATATCGAGGTTGGCAATCTTAAAATGCGGCACAGTGAGCAGTGCTCGACTACCTTCGATATTACCTCCCCTCGGCAGTTCAACAGGACCAACGTTAAGCTGGTTGAGAACGGCACCAACTACCTTCGTATATCGATCATCAAGACGAACAACGAAAAGCCCTTCGTGACCGTCCACGGCGGCCGGAACGGCGATCGTGCCATCAGGAAGCGTCTGTATACTCAGGGACGCCATCTGCTTCAGCGCGCAATCTTCGGCATTCGCGCTGCGGGCAAAAGCAAAACCCATCGCGACAAGCGCGAAGATTACACCTTTATTGAACATGATCTGCCCTTCCCCTTACGCTTATCTTAAGAATCCGAACCAATAAATCCATCCCCTTTTCCTACCGCCCCATACCCCGCCGCCGCTCTCTTCTCGTCCGTGGTCAGGAACGTCGCGGCGTTGAGTTTGTCCCAGGTGCTTTCGCGGTCGATGGCGAGGGCGGCGATGCTGTCGGTGTCGAAGCCTAGGCGGAGGGTTTCGCCGAATTTTGGGGCGAGCCATTGCGTCAGCGATGACGCGGTGCGGGACACCAAGGGCAGCACCGTGCTGCGCCAGAAGGCGAGATTGGCTTCGCGGAAGTTGGCGTAAGTGTTGTCGCCGGGAATTCCGAGCAACATCGGCGGCACGCCAAACGCCAATGCAATCTCGCGGGCGGCGCCGTTGCGGATGTCGCTGAAATCCATGTCGTTCGGGGTGAAGCTCATCGCGTGCCAGTCGAGGCCGCCTTCCAGCACCATCGGCTTGCCGACATTCGCGCCGCTGTAGGCCTCCTGCATCTGGGTCTTCAGGCGCGCGAACTGGTCTTCGGTGAGGCCGGGCGCGCCGTCCGGGCCTCTATATATGAGTGCGCCGCTGGGGCGGGCGGCGTTGTCGAGCAAGGCTTTCGTCCAGTCGGCGCCGGCGTTGTGGATCTCGATGGCGGAGAGCGCAGCGGCGATGGGCGAATAGCCGTAAGAGTCATCCAGCGGATGAAACAGGCGCGCGTGCAGCACCGGCAGGAAACCGGAGGTGTCGCGGTTCAAGCGCGTGGTGACGCTGCCGACCTTGTAATCATACGCGCGCGGCCAGCCATTGTGATCCTGCACCACCGACACGCGATCGGGGCGCAATACATGCAGCTCGCGCACCGCGCCGTTGGCGACGATGGCTTGCAGATAGGCGTTGCCCGCGCATTGCAGGAAGGCATACCAGCGCTCGAACAGCGCGGGGCCGTTCTCCGCCTTGTTTGGCGCGGCGAGCAGCGCCAGCAGCGGATGGCTTTCGATTTCCGCCGCGCCCTCATAGAGGAGCCACGGCACACTGGCCGCGGCTTCGGCGATCATGCGCACGCAGCGATAGGCGATGGCGTTGGCCATCACGCCTTCGCGCACCAGCGAGGCATAGTCGCGCGGACTCCATGAGGGCGCGCGCCCCGGAAGCGTGAGCGCGATGAGGGGAGACATCGCTTTGTGCTCCGGCGCGCGGGCTGCGGTGGGCGCAACATCGCGCGTCCGCGCTTTCGCGGGACGGAAGAGAGATTCGAACATGTTTCAAAGTCCTGTTGTTTCCTCCCCCGCTGGTGCGGGGGAGGTGCCGAACGAAGTGAGGCGGAGGGGGTGGCGGCAGCGGAGCAAGTTCTTCTCCGTTCCCGCCACCCCTTCCGTCAGTCGCTTCGCGACTGCCACCTCCCCCGCAAAGCGGGGGAGGAAAATCAAAGCGATCGAATGCGTGGCTCTGCTCTTCGCTCCAGCGGGAAGAGTTCGGTCAGTGCCCAGACGAGTGCGTCCATGCGGTCGGGGCTTTTTCCCGTGCCGTCGAATTGGCACATCTGGTCTTCGAGTTCGGGCATGCACCCGACGTGATGTACCAGACCGCGCTCGTAGAGAGCGGCGATGGGCGTCGCGCGGGTTTTCTTGTCGCGGCTCGCGTGCACCAGTTTCACCGGCGCAGTGGCGAGTTCGCGGAGCAGTACGCTGCGCACCATCTCGCCGCCCTGATTGGCTTCGGCGACGATGCGGTCCGCCTTGAATTCCTCATGCGCGTCCATCGCGCGGTTCGCCCATTGCGCGGGCGTGAGCTTCGGCTTGCTGCGATCGGCCAGGACATAGCCTTGCCCGTGCGCGATGCCGGCGACCACGATACCGCATTCGTCGCCGCGCGTGCCGACGGGTGGGTCAATGGCGACGACGATGCGTTCCAGCGGCGGCACGTCGCGCACGCGGTGGCGCTCGATCCAGTCGCGTTGCCATAGCGCGTTCTCGTTGTCCTCGATCAGATCGCCATCGATCTCCTGACGGCCCAATCGCGTGCCGCGATAGCGGCGCTCCATCTGGCTGAGATAGCTCTTCGCCAGATTGGCGGCGTTGTCGCGCGTGGACATAGTTTCCGTCTTCACATCCTCGTTCGCGATGAGATCGCGCACCGCCGCAATGTTGCGCGGCGTGGTGGTGACGATCATGCGCGGATCTTCGCCCAGCCGCAGCGCCATCAGGATCATGTCGAGCGCATCCTGCGGCTCGCTCCATTTGGCGAACTCATCGCACCACGCGCCATCGAATTGGTGGCCGCGAATGGAATCCGGCTCATCGGCGGAGAGCACATGCGCGACGGCGCCGCCGGGCCATGTCACGCGGCGGAGCGACGGCTCGTATTGCGCGCCTTCGCTCACCGCGAGCAGCCCGGATTGTCCTTCGATCATGATGCTTCTTGCTTCGTGATGCGTGGCGGCGATGAGCGCGACGCGATTCATTGTGCCGTTGCGGATTCCGTCCGCGATCCATTCGGCGCCGGCGCGCGTCTTGCCGCTGCCGCGCCCGCCCATGAGGAGCCAGATGCGCCAGTCTCCGGGTGGCGGAAGCTGGGTGTCGCGCGCGACGAACTGCCAGTCGTGGAGGAGATATTCGAGATCGTCAGCCGGAAGTTCGTTCCGAACTCTGACCTTCGAACTCGATTCCAATGATGCGAGAAATCTTGCGCTCAATCTCGGCGCGGCGGTTTCCATCTTTCGTCAAAGCCTTGCTGGTGCGTTGCGCCGCGCGTTCGCGCTCGGTGCGCGACAGGCGCTCCAAGGTGCGTTCCAGCGAGGCGAGCGTGCGCGCGTTGGCGGCGCGGCCGGTCGCGTCCGTCGATGCGGTACGCGAGTCCTCGACCTGCTTCATCTGCCGGTCGAGTTCGTTGAACAGTCGTTTCACCATGTCATCCAGCCAGTCGGAGTTGATGTCCTCGGGGGTGAGTTGTTCCTGTGCCCGGCGCGCGGCGTTCTGCGCCGCGACACCGGGATCGCTTAAAATCGGCAT